TGCAGAATTTTATAATTTAGGTATTTCAGGGTCTGGAAATCAATGTATAGCCAGTAGAATAAGCGAAATAAATCAACGTTATACCTTTTGTGATACAGACTTAGTTATAGTGTTATGGTCAACTTTTAGTAGAGAAGATAGGTTTATCAAAGAAAAATGGGAAACTCACGGCTCTGTATTTGGTTCAAATCATTTTTATACTAGTGATTTTATTAAAAAATTTTGTGACTACAATGGATTTGTAATACGAGATTTAAGTTTAATTGATTTAGTTAATGGTTATATAAAAAATACAGGCTGCACTTATTATGACATGTTGAGCGTAAGACCAGGTACCGGTGACCATTTTGATAGTGTTAATAGTAATTTTTTAGATGATAAAATATTACCTGTATACAATAAATTGTTAGCAAAATATAAAACAACTTACTATGATGTTTATCCCTGGAACGAAACTGTGACAACTGATACAGGACATAAAGATACACATCCTACTCCTCTTCATGCATATCAATTTTTAATTGAGCTTGGTTTTAATCTTTCGCATAAAACTTTAGAATATGCAAATGAAACTACTAATTTTTTAAAAAGCAAAAATCGGCCCATTACTATTGAAAATTATTTTCAAGATATTAACATTTTACCTGAGAATACAAAATTTTTTAAAAACAAATTTGGAATTCCTCCCAATCTATGAAAGTATACCACGACTTACTACTTGATATATTAAACAACGGCGAAGTGCGCGATGATAGAACTGGCATAGGTACTATAAGTGTATTTGCGCGTCAGTTACGTTTTGACTTGCGACAAGATTTTCCTGCTATTACTACAAAGAAGTTAGCATGGAAATCCTGTGTAGGTGAACTACTTTGGTTTCTTGAAGGCAGTAGCGATGAACGTAGGCTTGCTGAGATCACTTACGGTTATCGTGATACAAGCAAAGTTACTATATGGACTCCTAACAGCATGGCTGGATATTGGAAGCCTAAAGCAAAGTTTCAGGGTGATCTAGGCCGTGTATATGGTGTTCAGTGGCGTGATTGGGATGGTATTGATCAAGTCAAAAATCTTATTGAAGGATTGAAGAACAATCCAAATGGACGCAGACATATTATAAGTGCATGGAATGTAGGTGAACTTGATGAGATGGCATTGCCACCTTGTCATGTGATGAGTCAATTCTATGTAAGTAAAAATAAAGAATTGAGTTGTCATATGTACCAGCGTAGTGTTGATGTATTTCTGGGTTTGCCATTCAACATAGCAAGTTATGCCTTACTCACGCATATGATTGCGCAAGTATGTGATCTTAAGGTTGGCGAATTAATAATATCAACGGGCGATACCCACATTTATAAAGATCATGTTGAGCAAGTGAACGAACAATTACGTCGGGAGATGTATCCACAACCCACACTATGGTTGAACCCAGAAATCAAAGACATTGATAAGTTTACTATGGATGATATCAAGTTGATTGACTATCAAAGCCATGATACTATAAAAGCAAAGATGGCGGTATAGTATGCAAGAAGTAATAGTTCATAAAATTCGTATGGGTGACGTAGAAGATCCTGATCTTTTTGTAGCAGAACCTATATATAAATGGCAACAGACAGATGAAGGTAAATGGATCATGGAGAAAAGCAAACAAAAACCCATGTGGAAAAGAAATATAGATTTACATGGTTTTGGCTATGTTTACACTATACATGCTTGGCTTGACGGACAAGATTTAACATATTGGAAATTAAAATATGAGTGATATATTAGTAACAGGTGGATATGGACTTATAGGACACAATGTAGTGCGTAAACTTAAAGACTTGCGCCATCGTGTTTGTGTAGTTGATACAAAAACTAATTACGGCATAATACCACAAGATGAGATAAACTATCTCATGGATGAGCGATTGAAAATCACAGGAGCAACTGAATACTTTCCGCATGATATCAGCGATAGATTCTTGATGAATCATACATTTCGTCGCTTTCAGCCTGATATCGTTATACATATGGCAAGTTTCCCACGACAAAAAGTCGTGAATGCTGATCCGCCGCACGGCGCTAGAGTGATGAGTGAAGGATTGCTCAATCTATTAGAAGAAAGCAAAAAACAAAAAGTAAAGAAGTTTGTCTATATCAGCAGTAGCATGGTCTATGGAGACTTTACTGACGATGTGACAGAAGATGCAGTATGCAAGCCACAAGGACAATATGGTATTATGAAACTTGCAGGAGAGTGGCTAACTAGAGACTACACTCGCAGTTGTGGTATGGCGCATACTATCATTCGTCCTAGCGCGGTATATGGTCCATTAGACGTTGAGGATCGTGTTATCGCTAAGTTTATGCTAACGGCGATGCGCGGTGGCACATTAAAAGTTAACGGCGCAGGAGAGACACTAGACTTTACATATGTTGATGATGCTGCTAATGGTATTGTAGCAGCCGCACTGAGCGATAATACAAACAACAAAACATATAATATCACAAAGAGTCATAGTCGCACACTACTTGATGCTGCTAACCTAGCAGTAAAGATTGCTGGTAAAGGTAATATAGAAGTGCGCGATAAGGATGCTGACTTCCCTAGTCGCGGAGCATTGAATATTGATGCGGCACGTAAAGACTTTGGTTATGATCCTAAAGTCGATGTAGAAGAAGGTTTTCAAAAATATTATGACTGGCTCAAAAATAGCCCATTTTGGTCTAGCAAGACAGTATAAAAATCTTAAAGCAGAGTTGTTAGAAGCCACTGATTTAGTATTACGCAGTGGCGAACTAATGAACGGTGGATATACTTCTGCTTTCGAAACTTGGCTGGCTATGCGAACTAATACAGCCTTTGCGGTTACTGTTCATAGCGGAACACAAGCATTAGAAATAATGGCTCGTTGGATAAGAAAAAATTCTGACGATAAACACGATCATCCTCCAATAGTTAGAATACCTAATATTACATATGTAGCTACGCTAAACGCTTTTATAAAAGCAGGATTTGTCATTGAATTAGTTGACACAGATAAAAATGGCTTAATGAAGCCTGATACTGAAAACATACTATCTAACTTTACTAAAATAACATGTAACGTAGGATTGTATGGTGCTAATCCTCATCTACAAACTATTACTGGACATCACTACAATGATGTAGTAGACGGCGCACAGCATTGGCTTGTTGCTGATAACGTCGGGTCTGGTATGGCAATTAGTTTTGACCCGACTAAAAATCTACCTGCAAGCGGCAACGGTGGTGCTATTGTAACTAATGATCTTGATCTATACGATTTTGCATACAGTTATCGTAGTAACGGAAAGCCTGATCATGAAAGTGCCGGTACTAATAGCAGAATGAGCGAATTAGATTGCGCACATTTGTCTGTGAGGGCAAATCACATTGATAAATGGCAATGGCGTCGTAAAGAAATACGTCATTACTACCTAGACGAATTGAAAAATATAGATGTTCGTTGTCTCAGCAGAGATCATCTAATACATGCTGATCAAAAGTTTGTCATTTACACTGATAAAAGAGATGAGCTTAATAAGTATTTGACAGAAGCAGGTATTGAGACTAAGATTCATTATGGTAAAGCATTAAGCGAATTGCCTATTGCTAAACATATATATGATAAACCGAATTTACTTAGTATTAGTGTGAATCTAACTAGAGGTTTATTGAGTCTACCTATTTATCCTGAGTTGACAGATAGCGAGGTAGAATATATTGTTAGTAGTGTTAAGAGTTTTTATTCTGTAATTTAAAGTTTTCAAAATCTTCTTTTAATTCAAGTATATCTAATTTGGTCTGAACTGACAGTTGATCAAAAGGAGGAACAACATTTAACTTTTCACTAGTCTTTAAGTTTTTAAAATCTATATCCTCATATTTTATTATTTCTGCTCCTGTTTTGTCATAGGTATAGAAATTTTTAATTCTATCAGCAAGATTTATGAGTAACTGTTTATCTACGGTTACATCTTTTAACACAGGAACATTATGATTAGGTCCTTGTTTTCTAAATATTTTTGTATGCATGGCTAAAGCATAGCTGGACAGTTGATCGACAAAATTTTCTCTATACAAAAAAATGTTTTTAGTAGCAGTGCTTCTTAAAAAACTGTAAGCTTTTATACTCATTGGACTTACATGTTGGTGAATTAATATAGGATATTTTTTTAAATTATGTTTTTGTAAAAGTTCTATTCTATAATTTTCCTCTTGCTCTAAGTTTCGCCAACGTTTGTTAAAAACATTTTTAGTCTTTATTTTTTTACTTAACGAATCTAAATAGTATTCCAAATAATAAGCATATGGTTCATGGTTATATAGCAAATCAGGATCGTCGCGTTTAAAGTAAGAACGTAGATGAAATTCATTAAGATACTGACGTAAAAAAATAACTTCTTTATTAGTATCAGATAGCTGATTAATTAAATGTAAGCTATATGAGGTGCTTCCCGTTCTAGGAGTAGACCATAATACTGTTAACATTAAGTTATTTACTTACTGACGCTTTCAAATATTTCTTTTTGTTTAGCGTACCATTCTTTCCAAGCAGCGTTCTGAGCCGCGCACATATGGTACTTGTTATAGTTACCCACGACAGTCTTTAGGAACTCGCTGAAATAGACCTTATCTTTACCGATCTTATCTAGTTGGTCACATTCTACAAGTAGTATTTCTGGTGCTTCTGGAAATTTGGCTGTGACAGGAACAGTTGTTGAACATCCTGCTAATAGAGTGATAACGCAAAATAGTAGTATATTTTTCACTTTGGTGCCTCTTCTTGCTTAATCACTGTGATTGTGTTTTCTGGTGGTGCTTCATTGCTTGCTGACATATCGTGTGCTTTGATAGCAACTTCAGGAACAGTGCAATTAGTGTCAAATACTTTCACTTCTCTATCTATATATTCAACTACTTTAGCACCCTTGACTTTGATGTATTCTTTTTCTGTTACTATTTTTTCTACTATCTCTGTATTGACAACTGCCGCTTTGGCTTGTGCTTCAGCGACTTTCGCTTCCATCTCTTTTACACGTAACTCCCATTTAGCCTTCTCAGCTAAACCCCCCTCGAGGTATACGCCTAAACTTAATAGTAGCAGACTTATGATCTGTATTGGAAGTTTATATTTGCTGACAAAGGGTATAAACCCTAATACGAAACCAGCAATGGTTCCAACAATGCCTGCTAGAAATATGAGATGGACTACGAACTCAGGTAACCAATTTATTATCCACATATGACATTATTTATGCTAAATACTATTACAGAGGATTGAACATGGCTAACCTAGAAGTTGTAAATGTTGGTGCATTGCCGAACGACGGGGAAGGCGACCCGTTACGTGTTGCGTTCCAAAAGATCAACAATAATTTTGCCAATCTTTGGCTAACAAGTTTTCAAACTTCTAATACTTACAGCATAGGAAACACAGCAGGACAGGTTATTTTTACTACGCCAGTAAGTCAATTCACACAAGGCATGTTTCAAATACGCAGTAGTAATCCTGATAACAACGATAGTCAGGATATAGTTTTACAAGCACAGATTACTAATACAAAAGATAGTATCAAATTTACAGGTTACGGGACAAGTTTTTCAGGCAATTCAGTGACTAGTTATGATATGGATATAGTGGGATCAAATGTTCGTATTATTGTCAATCCATTAGTTGATCAAATACTATTGCACTTTATATCATCTCAGATAACATTTATTGGTGTAGATGCTCCAGGTTTAGATTTAGCACTTGATGGTTATGCTGATGGCTTTGTAATGTCAACAGAAGATAATCTTAACATAACCACAGAAGACTAATGAGACTTAAAGAATTTTTAACTGAACAACAGTTATCTGATGTTCATGATGCACTAGATATAGCTACTTTAAGTTTGCCCTACACCTATAAATTAAATCAATTAAAAAATAATGATTTCTATGATATATACAGATTTGGTGTAGCTTTAGCAGCAGTAAGAGGCGAAGATGGAGATAATGTAAATCCCTACAAACCTAAATTTTATCCTGAAAGCGATTGGGGTGAAAATCAAGTAGTAAGTGGTTTTGATCCAAAATTGGGAAATGTGGTTGATAAAGCATTAGCAAAAGTAAATAAAAAAGGTAAAACAGTAGTAAGCACACCCGGTAGTGAAGAAATGCGTGATACTTATAAAGACTCTTTACTTAAACCTTTTAAGGGATATGCGAAATGAGAGCTAAAGAATTTATAGTTGAATTTAAAAACGACCAAGTAACTAACAAAGGTAGTTTAAGTAAAAGACAACAGCAATCAACCAAAGGCTTACATGTTTTTACAGATACTAATTTTGATAGAATCTACATGCTTAATCGCGTGATGATGGCAGTTGCCAGTGCTGATGGAATAGAAAAGCCTGTAATGGATGGAGAAAGTTGGGCAGGAAAAAGAAACACTGCGCATCCTTATACCGATGTAGAGCATAAAATGTTAAAACACGCTTACGATGCCGTGGGGATACCTCATAATGACTTAAATGACGGCGATCTTGAAAGTAAGGAACTTGATGATACCAATACGGTAAGTCCTATAAAACCTTTTAAAGGATATTAAAAATTTATAGGTCATGATAAACTGTATAAGTAATTAAAACTTACAGGACTTATCATGCAAAATTTAATAGATATTAATTTAACACTGGATCTTGTAAAACTAAAGTTTTACAATGAATGGCTTTATACAGCCCATATTTACGATGAAGGTGATAGTAACTTTCATAAGTCATTGACAAAGGAAGTAGTTACAAACTATATTGATCCTTTAGACTTACCTAAAGATTCAAAAATTCTTGATTTAGGTTGTGGTCCTGGCTACTTCTTAGACGAAATGAAAGAGCGTGGATACACAGATGTCACTGGTGTAACACTAAGTCCAGGTGATGTTAAAATCTGTGAAGACAAAGGGCATAAAATTGCCAAATACGATCTATCCTTTTTACCACAACGAGATGGATATAGCGATGAAAGTATAGATTTTATATTTTTAAGACATGCATTAGAACATAGTCCTTATCCTATTTTTAGTTTGATGGAATATAATCGTGTATTAAAACAAAATGCTAGAATTTATATTGAAGTTCCTGCGCCAGAATGTGAAAGAAAGCATGAATTTAATTTAAATCATTACAGCATTTTAGGACAAAGTCAATTAGCTGCATTACTTCACAGAACAGGATTTAAGATTGAAAAGTTTAATAATCTTGAATTTGACCTAGCAGCTCCTTCTAAAGACGAGGGCGGAGAACCTGTAAAAATGCGCGAAAAGTATTTTTGCATAGTAGCTATTAAAGACCGTCCATTAGATATCAAATAATCCTTAGTAACTATGATAAATACTCTTGTAAACTAACATTTGCGAGAGTATTTTTTATGGTAGCCAGCGAAATTATAGGCGCTCTTAGAGACCTAGTAGACA